TTTGTAGTCTACTTCTGGCGGTGTAGTTTCAGTAACACGATACACTCCGTAACTAGCTAACGTAGCATCAGGAATTGTTTGAGGAAAACTTGTTTGTGGGTTTTCACGGCGTAGCTCTCCAATGTTGTATGGAAATTTAGCTACCGCACCGTTTGTAATTTTAACAAACATAAAAATTATTCCTTGTGGTTAAAGGTCAAAAGAAAATGCCGAATTTAATGAGCCATCAACGACGTACATTTTCTTTCCGTCATCTTTAAAAAACACGCCTGCTGGAAGCCTCAAAAAATTGTTTAGATCATAAGCCTGTAAAAAAGATAGTGTGCTTGTATCCCATGCAGTGCTTAAATCGTATTCATATACTTGGCTAAATACCTGTGCAGAAATATACATTTTTAATCCGTCATCTCTAAAATAAATACCTTCTTGGGTGTTTGCTTGGCTAGAAACAGATGTATTTTGATTAAAAGAAGCGGTAGATATATCCCACGCAGTGGTTAAATTGTATTCATTAATATTGTCGCCTGAGTCTCCAAGCACATACATTTTTAATCCGTCTGATTTAAAAAACAATCCTTTTGGTCTGAGATCTTGACTAGAAACACTAAAGTTTTGCGTATAAGAGGCTGTAGAAATATCCCATGCCGTACTTAAACTATATTCATTAACATCATCACCGCTTTGCCCACAAACATACATTTTGGTTCCGTCATCTTTAAAAAATACAGCGTTAGGTGATATTTCTTGCGCGTTAACAGAAAAAGATTGAAGATAAGAAGCCGTGTCAATATTCCATGCAGTACTTAAAGACCATTGGTCAATCGTATCTCCCACTATATCTAAGATATACAGCTCTGTTCCGTCAGGTTTAAAAAATAAATCGCTTGGGCTACCCACTTGAGTGCTAACGTCTAAACAGTTAGTTGTTGGCAGGGTAAAAGATAGTGTAGATAAATCCCAAGCCGTGCTTAAATCAAAAGCAAAAAGCGTGTCAAGTCCGCTTCCCATAGCAAACAAAGCAGTTCCGTCTGGTTTAAAAAACAACCCTTCTGGCGACGTAAAAACAATACTAGGGTAGGAGACATTTTGCGTAAATGACGCTGTTGAAACATCCCAAGCCGTGCTTAAAGTATATTCGTCAATATCGTCTCCACTAGAGCCAGTAATGTACATTTTTGTCCCGTCGGATTTAAAATGTAGTCCTTTTATTAAAGATTGCTGACTTCCGATAGAAAAAGTTTTTAATGGGCCTGTTAGCGATGTTATTGACCAAGGCGTTCCTAAAGTATATTGATATACAGTATTGTTAGCATCACCAGCAAAATATACTTGTGTTCCGTCAGGTTTAAAAAATAAATCTTCCGGTGAGGTGTCCTCAGTTGCAACGCTTTGTACGGCACTATAAGAAGCTGTAGAAATATCCCATGCAGTGCTTAAAGCATATTCAGTGATGTCGTTTCCTGCATTACCAAGAACAAACATCTTTGTTCCATCATCTTTAAAAAATAAACCTGTAGGACTTGTTTCTTGAGCGGAAATATCAAAGGTTTGCGTAAATGAAGCGGTAAATAAATCCCAAGCGGTAGTTAAATTATACTGAAGAACATCATCATTTTGGTCGCCAACGGTATAAAACGCCAAGCCATCAGATTTAAAAAACAATGCGTGAGGATTAAAGTCTGTGTTTGTTTCGTTATCAAGAAAAAAAATGTTTACTGGCTTTCCTTTATAAACAGCCGTAGAAATATCCCAAGGTATGCCACCAGTGGCAGCACCCGCAGCGGCTTGTAATGCTTTAAGCGATAAACGACTCATCCGAACGCTTGCCCCGCTGTAAAGCCGTACCAGTTAGTACCACCGTCATGGGTTATAAACACAAAGTAATCAATCGCTGATGCCGTAGCTGTCAACGTAGGCGCTGTGGCAGCAGGCCAATCTACAGAAGCAGGCCAAGTAACTGTAAAGCCAGATGCGCTGGCGTCTTGCACCAGCTTCAAAGTGAACGCCGAAACCTTGCCGCTCGCTGCCGGGTTGCTAAATGTGAAGGTCGTGTTTTCTGTCAGCGTATGGCTGAAATTGGTGCCGTCTTGAAGATTGACGGTTGTCGCGTTCGAGCTGGAAGTGACTGCCGTGTATTCCTCAGAAATACCATTGTCGAACTGAACGACCTGGTTAGAATCAATGGTAATCGCTGTGCTTGTCGCGTTGTCATCGATGCCGGTCGACTCGAATGATGTCGCGATGTTGCCGTTAAAATCGAGGTTCCCGCCGAGCTGCGGTGTGGTGTCATCTACCAGGTCGAAAGTGAGCGACGTGATTGTCACCCATGCCGAGCCATCGTAAATTTTGACCGCCCCGGCGCCTGTATTGAAATACCAATCGCCAGCAGTCAGCGCGTCGCCATTTAGGTCGACCGTCGGATCGCTCGCCTGCGCGCCCAGGTAAAGCCCCTCGATTGCGTCGAGTGATGCCTGGGCAGCCGTAGCCGATGCCGCCGCTGCGGTTGCGCTACTCGCGGCAGCGGTCGCGCTAGTCGCTGCATTCGTTTCGCTAGTCGCCGCATTTGTGGCGCTAGTGGCAGCCGCCGAGACCTGAGTGCCTGCCTCGGTAACAAAATCCTCGAGCGCATCGGGGAATCCCTCGACGTAATTCAAGCCCTCGAAATTCGCCAGCGTATAGGTGACGCCGTTTAAAGTAACAGGGAAAGCCATTAGATTATTTCCTCGATTGTCATGGTGCGACTATATCGCGACAGCGTTGTGTTTTCGATGGCCCCGATCTCCGCGACCCGCCCATAAATGTTTTGCGTCAGCCAGGTCGACGAGTCGCTGGGCTGCGGAATGACCAGGACATCTTTCGATACGCCTTTTACCCGGTCGATGGCGTTGAATACGTTTTGGAATATCTCGCTCTCGGGCAGATGAATCAGATCGAACGTGATCCGCCGATATTTGCGGACCTCATCGACAAACACCTGCCCGCCGCGCGATTTCGTCACCCTGGAATCATCGACGAATTGAACCGCCACGCCGTTCGCGTAGTTGATCGTCGGCTGATATGCCGGGCCTGCTATCAGGCGCCCGGCCTCGACATAGCCAGCGGAGTTAGTCGAATCGCTAATGTCCAGGCGCAAGTATCTCGCGATCTGCGGTGATGCCAGCAGATTGAACGTGCTGGCATTGTATAGGCTGATCAATTCAGCCGTCGGCAAGCCGCCCCAGGTGAAAACGCCCCAGGGCGATCCGCCGAATCCCTCAATGGGCGCCCAGGCGCTGACCTCTCCCGAGTCATAAATGAACGTCGAAAAGTTGTCATTCGATAAGCGCCAGCGCACGGTCGCCGATGTCGTTAAGTTGTGAGCGATCAGCGCGAAAAAATCCATGATCTTCTGCGAACCGAAGTCGAGATCGATCTGGGCGCTGGTCGCGCTACTGGTGCGCCACACCTTCACGATCTGCAAATCCTGGAGATTTGTGACCGGCAGCGATGCCGCAGCCGAATCCGCCGTGATACTCGAGGCCGTGTCGACGTAGTTATTCGCGGAAATGATAATGTTTTCAGCCATTTAGCCCCACAGCTCCAATTCGACTTCGTTCGATGCCGCATCCTCGGTGATCGTGATAACGCGGAATTTCTTGCCGCTGGTCAGATTATACCGATCAAACGCGATCTGCACGACGTCATTCAGCTTTAACGTGTAGGGCTGCGTCTTTACCCTGATCGTATAAAAGTCTCGCTGAGAGCCATACAAGGTCAGCAGGCGGGTCGCCTCAGTGCTGGCAGCGCTGGACGCCGAAAATAACGCCGGGACGACCAGCTCCTCAGAATTCGGGTAAATCGTGCGAATGCTCGCGGTGTTGTCTGACTCAAACAGCATTTCCCGCACCAGGTAATCCCGCTGCGCGGTCGTGATCGATGCCCCGAAATCACTCTCGCTCATAACTGTAAAGTTTTTGTCATACCCGACGCGGACCCGGTGATTCGGGGTTGCCGACGATTGGCGCTGCACCTCGATGATATTGGTCAAATCGAACTCGGCATCAGCGGTGCCGCTCGCCAGCTCAAGTCGCGCCATTTCAAATTGACCGGATCGGTTGAATCCATAAAACGCCCCGACACTATTCGCCAGCTCGTCCAGAACCTTTAGGATGGTTGTCGATTTTTCGACATATATCCCGACCGTCGAGTTATTGGCAGTATTCAGCGCGGTCAGCGATGCCGTATCAAGATCGCCGGGATCGGCCAGGCCGCCGTAAGTTGTGACGATCTCCCTGGCAATGTCCGCCACGCTGGTTAAGTAAGTGCTGCCGCTGTCGACGTAGCCCTGGATATCCGCCGTGATGACCTCGGTCGGGTCTGCAACCAGTGTGATTTTGCCATTCGCCAGGTCGACCGTGTAGTCGGTCGTCAGCGTCAGCGCGACGCCGCCCTCATAAACAGCCGAGACGGCATTGATCTCGCCGTCGTTCACCTGGTAGACCCGATTCGTCGAGTCGATCAGAACCGGCTCGATGTTCCTGACCTCGCCAAAACATAGCGGGATCGGCGTTCCCAGGACATTCGCCGAGAGCGCGACATCGGTATAAACATTCGGCGGGAATTCGATCTCGAAATCTTCCTGGCTGTCCCGCAGAACGACCTCGACGGTTTCGTCATCGAACTCAATGGTTTTCGACTCGCCTTTGAATATGGTAAAGAAATTGGAAATCCCAGCGCCGAACTCGCCGACCCGCACCTCGACTGATCGACTGTCCCAGGCATAACCGGCGAAATCATCCAGCTCGCCGTCGCCATTAGATAGGATCAGGTTGCCGTAACCTGGGCGCGAGAATCCGCCGACCCTGCCGCTGCTGAACATAGTGCGCGAAAACGTGATCGGCTCGACCAGGCGCGGGTCGAAATACTGGTTCGCCGGAGTATCGCCGGGCTCAGTAACGAAACCGCTGTCGGAGTAATAGAGCGTCAGCTCGGTCGCCCCGCTGACATCGTAGGGCTTCAGAATAGCGATATATGAGAGCTGGACGTTTCTCTTTGCGACCAGCTCCGCGAGCGTAGTGGCGAAAGACATTACCGAACCCCAGCGGGTCGGCGACCACTAATTTCCCTCGAGAGCTGCCGCCGCAGCATGACGATCTCATCCTTCATCTCATTGATGGATCGCTGCAAATCGGCACTGTCGCCCTTGATCGGTGAGACGCTGCCATTTCGATTCGGAATAAATAGCTCGGGACCGTCCTCGCCGACCATTGACGGCTGTCCGCGATCCAGCGGTCCACCGAACTGGCGAGAATTGAGAAACAGAGAGCCGCCAGCGATAGTGTTTGAGTCGTTGAACAGCTTGGCGACCAGGTCGTCCATATTGAAATTGACTGTATCGAATCTGAGCTTTAGAAGGCGAGCGGTCAGAAAGTTATAAATCTCCTCGGCAAAACCAGGACCGATTTCGTTCATTCCGTCCGTAACTTTTTTATGGCGCTCGTAATCCGAACCTTTCGGCAGAATCGCCCCCATTATGGTGGGGATAATCGTTCCCTCTAAGAGATTAACCCCGCCGCCGTCTGGTCCTTTGATAT